ACCCCAGTGGCGTTATCTTTAACCGTCCCATATCCAACAAAGGACGTGGTTGGTGCAACGTCTGATCCTGTGTTGTATGTAACTATGTTTGGATCAAAACTTAAACCACTTGGAAGTGAAAACAAATAAAACCCAGAACCCGCTCCACCTGCGGCAGATTGTTGGTATTGATACTCTGCAATTAAATTTTGCCCTTTTCTTGAAGCCATTATTCTATCAGTAACAACAGTTCCTTTTGTCGGTGCAGTTGTAGTTGCACCGATAGTAATTGTTCCTGCGTTTGTGTAAGCATAATCCTGACTAGCTTGAGAATAGATTTTAGATTCAGGGGGGAAGTAGTAGACTTTGATTACTCCATTTGGGGTACCATTACCATAAACATAAGCATTCCCACCCGAGTCTGTTTTAGCTCTGATTGATATTGTTATGTTTGTTTGTGCTGTAGAATATGAAATACTCTGACTCATTCCTGGAGATGAAGCCGCAACGGTTCCTGCAATTGATGTTTCTCTTGCGTAATTTGTCCCATCCCAAAACCTATAGTAAGAGTTCTTCGCAGTTACGTTGTTGTATAACTGACCTTCATATTCTAGCTTATAGTCTCCTGCTGGAAGTGAAGCAAATTTAATAGCAGGTATCATTGTTGATGGAGCTTGTGCTTGTCCGTATGTCGAATAAACACAGCCTGTAGTTGCAGAAAAATCAGCAAATGATGTAGAGCTTGTTGACCACGAGGAAGCACAACTAGAAATATCAACGGAACCCACCAACTTCGCACCACTCACACTTTGAAATGGAGCTGCTTTACCTACGAAAACTTCATCGGCCGCAAAAGCTGATGTTCCTGTAGAATAAATTTTATATCCGTTAGACGTACCATCCATAATGAAAGGAACAATTACTTCAGGCATTTTTACTGAAGTTGTAGATCTTGGTACATTTCCACAATATTTAGTAATATCACCAGGAGGCGATCCGGCCATTAAAGGACAAACATAAACGTCTGTACCTGTTGTATAAACAGAGGCTTTAACTACCCCTTGGCTTCCTGCTAAAGATGCAGCGTTCGTAGTTGATGTTTGAGAAATTCCACCACCAGAACTTGTAACTGTAACGGCGATACCTTTTGCACCATCTGTTTTATTTGTAGTATCATTGGCGGCCGTAGCATTGGTTAATGTGTGGTCTGTAGATACTGTAGATGCTTCAAACGAAGGATTTAACATCAAGTTTGTATTTGAGGTTTCTAATCTTCTAATTCCAGTAGAAGTCGTGGTCAATTGAGCATTTGGAGTAATTATTTTAACTGTAGAAACGTCTGCCCCTTCCACTTCAGATTTAGTTAATATCTGAGAGTCGGCCCATTTGATACCATTTGTCTGAGATGAATCCGCAGTTAAAACTTGAGTATTAGATCCGACCGCCTGTCTCGCTGTAGTAGCGGAAGCAGTGGCCACATATAAATCTCCTTTAGCTGTAAGTGTATCCTTATCCTGGAGAGTCTTACTTGATGGAATTGTAGTTCCATTAATTGAAGTAGCAGTGGCCACTCCCAAAGTTGGAGTAACTAAAGTTGGTGAAGTATCAAAAACAAATTTTCCAGTTCCCGTAGCTCCTGTTGCAGTTACGCCTTCAACAGTTGGATGCCCAGAAATAGTTGGAGTAACAATTGTAGGTGAAGTATCAACTACAAATGTAGTCCCCGTCCCTGTCTGTGAAGTAATCGAAGTAACTCCAGAAGTAGAAGAAATTGGCCCCGTTAAATCTTGAGGAGCTGAAATCTCGGCCCACTTTCCTCCAGATAAATCTGTAGCGAAAGTCCCAGAAGTATGGTCTGACTGAGCTTGATAAATTTTATTAGACTGAATTACTAAATCTCCAGTCAAATATCCGTTAGCAGTTACCCAAGATGAAATCCCAGATCCAGATCCAGATCCACCAATTACTTGCCATCTTGAATCTGTAATAGAATACGATAGAATTATCGCGGAATCCGTGGCCATTACTAGGTTGGCCCCCGTTCCTGTTTTAATTCTGTAAGTAGCATTTACTCCAGTTTCATTATTGATCGTTACGTTAGATCCAGTTTTATTTTTCAAAACAAAAATTTGATTATCTGATGGGGCCGTAACTCCATCTATAGAAGTCAAACTTCCATTTGATACCTGGACCACCAAGCTAGTTGGAGTAGTCATTACGGCGTTTGCACCCGTAACTGTATTATTGTTTTGTTCTGAAGTAGAAACTAATTTATCCAACGTTTTGTTGGATAAATTATCTACTGTATCTCTCCCCACCAAAGTCGTTGACGTTGATGGCGGAGTCCACACTTTTGTATGGTCTGGCGATTTAAGTAGGTCCACATCAATACTAATGGCGAAGGCCACTGCTGATATTAGGACGGATAATAGTGCTAAATACTTTTTCATTTTATTTCCTCCCTGATTAAATTAATTATCTTCTCCAATTTTCTGACCAAATAGTTCCGTCCCACTCAAGTAAAATTTTTCGTTTATTTGTTCCGATAAATTTACCCGCAAGTTCTAATCCGTTCCCGTCATTCATTTCTACTGTATCCGTATCGCTACAAAATGTTAGGAGCAATTGTTGTCCAACAAGATTTCCAGGTTGGATTTGAGGAGTAGCACCTAGAGCGATAGCTCCCCCAGAACTTACTAACCATTTTTTATTAAAGTATGAAGTCCCACTGAAGTTTAGTGCTATCCCAGAAGATGCTGTGGCCGGAGATCCAATTGTTCCCTCTAAATCTGGAGCTGAAGATCCTCCTCCCGCACCAAATAAAACCGCAGTCCACTCATCTGGAGATGGAGTATCATCTGGAACTAAAGTTACGCCCGCCGAAGGAACCGAAACAGTCATTGAAGATGAAGATCCATCTATCAGATCGGCGGCGTCACAACTTATGCTAATTATGTTTCCGCTTGAGTCTGATTTTTTAATCCCCACTGACCAAGGATTAGTTAATGTCAACGATGCAATTGGATCCAATACAAAGTTAAAATTTCCTGAAGTACAATCAACAACAAATAAAGTCCCTTTGTCTGCATCTGTGATCGTTCTTGGAGAGCTGGCCGGAGTTAAGAAAACTACATTCGACCAAATAGTAGAGTTGGCCGCGTTTTCTGCCGCTGCCTGTGCCGCTTCCGCAGCTAATTTAGCTGCATCTGCATTTGATTCTGAAGTAGCAGCATTCCCTTCTGAAGTAGCGGCTGCACTAGCGGAGTTGGCCGCTGCCGCTGCCGAGTTAAAGGCATTAGTGGCGTATGTAGAGGCGTTAGTTGATTGGATTGATGCAGAGGAAGCCGAATTGGCCGCTGACGTGGCCGCAGCTTGAGCATCAACTACCGCTTGTGCAGTTACATCAAGAGCATTGATAATATCATCAACATCAGGACCAAGATCCAATCCGTCCCCCGTATCATTCACAATCAACAGAGACTTTGCAGTTAATAAATTTGGCAAAGTAGTATCAAAAGAATCTGGATGGCCATCAGATAATTTTACTGATCTATTTAAATTATCTAAGGCCGTTTGTGCTAAAATGGTTAATCTATCGAACTCCTTTTCCAATTCCTTAGCAGGAAGATTTTCATATTCTTTCAAAAGTAAAGGTTGAAGTCTCGAAGGATCTCTATAGATAGTTAGTGTTGTGGCCAAAGCAGGGGCAACGGCCATCGTTACAGTTCCTCCCGCGTCCAGTCCCACTCCAGTTAACGTGTAATCCGTATCAAGCACCTGGTCAGTCTCTACTCCCGTCACATCATCTCTTAATACAACTTTTATATCCGCATTCAATAGAAATTTATGTGGGAAAGAAAACGCTACTGTGGCCGCGTTTCCTGAGTACGACTCTCTTCCTCCCGATTCATTTATCATAAGCCCTCCTATTTATTTTGTTTCCTAACGTTCTTGGCCCAATCGTCCATTAGTTCGTTTCCTTGTTTCGCCGTTTCTATCATCACATAGTAAATACTATCTATTTGTTGTCTTTTTTCATCTCTGGTCATTTCTTTATTCGCGTATATCGCCTTGATAACTGAAGACATTTGCCCAAGTGCTGATTTTATTTCTCCTGTTCTGACCATTGCTTCCTGATAGTCTGGGTTTGATACTATCTTTCTAATTCCTTCTTCATCCCCTTGCTTTTTTAAAAACTCTATTGAGTTAAAAATTTTCTCTGCCTCTTTACTTCTGGCATAAAAATCTGTTATCGACTGTGTGGATCCTGAAGGATGCCTTACTACGAAAGCTTTAATGAATGGAATATCTGCCAAGGTTTTAGTTGGTTTAATTTGTTCAGGGGCCACTCCAGATTTCTCCAAAGCTTTATCTGCCACTTCAACTAAGTAAGATCCTAAAGCTCCAGACCAAGACTTAATGTAGTTATCAACTACCGCAGGAGAAGAAATTTTTGTTGAGTTAGGACCAACATCTTTTGCGACTGGAATCATTCCAATTAATTTCCCCAACGTCTTCGCCGTAGTAGTCGTGTACTCTGTGTATTGAAGTTCAGGTAATCTATTTTCCATTTGAGGAGAAACTAGCGGAGCAGAAGTAAAAAGATTTTTATTAATACCTTGCTCGATAAAAGGTAAGGCCGCATCTGGAATTAAATTTGGAGCTAAAACTCCTTGTACTGTTTCAGTTAAGTCCCTCAACGCCCTTGGGTTATCTGTAAAAAATTTTTCCATTAATCTTTCTGGTATTGTCCCAAAAATTAATCCAAGCTCTTGAGGCTTGGGTAATCTATAAACGTGCCCTTTATTTATTTCATAACTTCCATCTTCGTTTTGACGAACTAAATGCTTGGCCATTCCTTCAACTTCTTTTGCATCTTTGGCCGGTTGCCAATCATTGGTTGGAATGATCCAAAATAAATCCTTTTCCCATCTTGGGATTTCTTTATATCTTTCGTCGTCGTGATTTGCCCACCAAAGTAATATTGATGGTGCAGTTAAGTACATCATACCTTTAGTTAGAACTCCCGCAGGATCCGCTTTTACTGCTCTTGCTGTCCTATCTAAACCTTGAACTGCAACGTTTTCGAAAGCAGTAATTGAGTTAATCGCGGCCATCTTCGCCCCGATTCTTTGGAAGTCTACTGTAATTTCTCTGCTGGCCATACCACCTTTAAAAACTTCTGCACCTTCGGTTGCACCTTTAGTAACTTTTTTGAATTCAGCTAAACGAGTGGCCTCTTCCATTATTGTTCCCGCTAACTGAAGATACTCGGCCGGTTTCTTAACCTGGTTCCAAACTTTCCCTGCCATTCCAGTTTCAGCGGAAACTCCTAAAAGATCATTCTCAATGAACGATTTGTTAAGATCCAGGAATGCTCCTCCTGCTCCTCCCGACTTCATCCAATTATAGTAAGTATCATTTTTAGAAATAATATCACTCATGGCCACGGCCATATCTTTAAAAGGAATAGTCCCTGACTCAGAAAAAGCTCCCGCAGTAAATTGATCTCTAAAAACGTTTTTAAGAATAAAGTCTGGAGTGAACGTAATACCAATCTTCTTAACCACTGTGACTGCATTGGCCATTTTAAATGCCAAATTAGTCGAGGCCGCATTTCCTCTCAGTCTATTAACCGCATCTGCAAGTTCAGGAGTAGTTTCAAATATTTTTCTTTTCCCATCGATCATTACGTCAAACTGCCCTGGTGCTAGATTACGTTGCTCAAGTGGACGGAATATATTGAAAGCTTCGAACTGAGGTTCAAATCCTCCATCTTTCATTACTTCAATTAATGCTTGTCCAAATTCAGTTTTTCCAAAAGCTTTTGAAATTTCTGCTTCTGTAACTTCTATTGGCTTCATCTTAGTTTTTACTTGGGAAATTACAGTTTGATCTGGGGTTTTTGCCGCTAGATCTACTAATGCCTTTGTTGATCTATTAACTTCAGCAGCTCTAAACAGAGCTTCTGTATTTTCTACCATCGATTTAAATGGATCCTGGATCATAAGATCCGATCCTTTTATGTTTTTAAGAGATTTACTTTTTCCTGATTTTGATCCAGTTGCTTCTGGTTCAATTACACGACTAAACGAAACGTAAGATTTTCCTGCTTCTAACATTGATTTATATGCCTTGTCTGAAATCAATCCAGAATCCTTAGCATATTTCAATGCTCCGTTTTGGAATTCAGTCATTTGTTCTGCCGCTTTTCCAAATTTAGCTTCCCCATTTGCCACTACTTCTTTGGCCGCTTCAATATCGAATCCAGATTTAATCCCTCTCGATTCCAATTCTAAAGCTCGTTTAGATACCATAAAAGCTTTCAAACCATCGATAGACTTCGCGTCTGATCTAAATGGTTCGATTATTTCTTTGAACGATGGCCCTGTAACTTTTAGGGTTTCATAGTCGATCATCCCTTTCTCAAAAACGTGTTTTACTTTTGCTTTGTAATCGTTGGCCATTCTGGCCAATTCATAAGGATTTTTATTGGTGGGAAGATCTGTAGCTTTTAATTCTCCAACGGCCAATTTTATTGGGTTAAATTTATCTACAACATTTGTATATAATTTTTCAAAATCGAATTCACTGGCCTTTTTATTTTGTCTCTCTCCAATATGTCCAAGTATTTTTTCTTCCGCAGTTGGAGGACGTTTTCCTCCATCTGGAGTTTTAACTTCAACTTCTCCCGAATCGTTTACTGTGATAATATCTTCTTTCGGTAAATTCGCTTCTGCAATTTTTTCTGGAGTCTTAGTTCCAAAAACCATTTCGGCCGAATCAAAATCTTTTATATTTTTATCTAATGTAAAACTAACTTCATCTCCCACTTTAAAATTTTCTTTTGCAGTAGAAGCGTCGAAATGGACTGTGGATCCATCCGCTTTTTGGATAACTCCATCCTGGCCATCGAAATGAATTACTTTTCCACCAGATACAGTTTCGTGCGGATCTAATCCCAACGATGCTCTATATTGATGATCTGGCCCTTCATATCCACCCATCTTTCTATCAAGCTGATACCCTTCCGTTAATCTCTGTTCAGCTTCAATTTTAAGTCTCTTAGATGCCGCTGAATTGGGGTTTTGTAGATCGGCCATGGTCTTTTCTAGGTTTCCTGATTTAACTCGCGAATACCATTCTGGATATGTATTATTTTCCACCCGATCAATTACATCCCCTCTCTCATCTCTAATTAAAGTCTGTGATCTTTCAGATTGCTTTAATTCTTTGGCCATATCTTTCATAGTAGATTCTAAAGCCGCTTTAGGATTATATTCAGGAACGTTAGAAATTCCTTTTGGTTCTGGAGCTTTCTCCACATAATTTTCAAGTGCCGCAGGAAAAGGTTTATTATCTGCTAATAAATCCTGAAGTACAGTTGGATGCTCGGCCATTTTATTTCCAAGCTCTGTTGGATTTATTCCTGTCTTCTTCCAAACGTTCATCATTTTTCCAGATACCGAAGTGGCCGCGTGTGTTCCCGCCAGGATTATCGCCCCGTCAGTAAAGTCTTGCAGATTGGGTAAATGCCCTTCCGCCCCTTTCGCAATTGTCGTCATTGTGGCCAATTCAGCTACGGCCGGAAGTGCCCATTTAACGATTGATGGTAATGCTGTCTTTACTACTTCAGTACCAACTTTTCCTCCGATCATACTAGAAGCACCACCAATAGCGGCCTCTTTAGATCCATTCATAATTATCGCAGAAGTTCTTTCCATGAAATCCCCTGCACTTTGAATGTCCCCTTTTGTGTATGCGTCTACAAGTGCAGTTCTTAAAGCAGCAGGGAGAGCAAAAGCTCCGGCCGCAGCAGCAGGAGCAGCACCAATAACCGTTGGTAGAGCTGAAACCCCGGCCGCGAATCCCCCCGCGATCATGGCAGGAAGATCCCCTACTATTTGTCCAACTTGAGATCCTATCCGAGCAGACGAATCCAAATTGTTTGGATCTAATTCTTGAGGAACTTTTCCATGATATAAAAGCCCCGTAACTGAATTTTGATAGCCATGTTCGAACCCACCAAACGCGGATTTAACAATGGATAAAAATCCCTCTTCGGAATTATTTTCTATTCCCTTGGCCTTGTTTAATGTGCTCTGGATCGCCAGATGATTATCGACAACGGCTTTTGCACCACTCATGTCGGGGTCAGTGTGGATTCCAAAATATTGATCGGTTTCTTTTTGTGAGAATCCCGCATCAGTTAATTTTTGGCGAGTCTCACTTTGCCATTGGCCGATCTCTTCTGGAGAGAATCCGGCCTCTTCTAATCTTTTTTGTTCTTCGATTCCTTCATTCATTTTTTACCTATTCTTTTTATTCCACTTTTCAATATCTTTTAATTCTTCTTCTGAAATCCCGTAATCAGGTTTTGAGAATATGGGATCTGTTGAATTAACTTCGTTTTCGATGGCCGCCCTATCAGAATTAATTTCATTTAAAAAATTCTGAACATCTTCCTGGTTGCCCATATCATAGTGCTCTTTTCCCCTAGGAAGAACAAAGCCTGATGGCGGAGTAATTATTTCTTTTCCGTCGACCATACTTTTCCCCCATCCTTCAGGTAGGTCATTCACCGAGGATGGATTTCGCTTTCCCGCTTTTTTCAGCCTTTCAAGATAGCTAGAAGGACTCTCCCCCTCTAATCTTTTTGGAGTTTCTACTTTAACTGCGTTCTCGGGTTTAGGTGCGACTGTAGGTTGGTTAAAATTACTATAAACAGATTTCATAATCTGTTCTGGAGTCTTTTTAAATTGTGTTAAATATTTTCCAATGTAATCTTTAGAATCTGGGTCTGTCATCTGAGTAATCGTCAACCCTTTCTCACGGCCTTCCTGCATCTTTTGTGCGGCAAAAATTCTCCACTTCTGAAGTTGAACGTCACCTTCTGGATCTTTAAACCCCATCGCATTTGATTTGGTTAACATCCCTTTAGCTATATCATCCAGGCCTTTCTTAAAAACTTTTTCTTGTTGGCCTTGGCTTCCTTCACCCGAGTTTAATTCTTTTCTTAGATGTTGTACGTCTGACCAGGTTAATCCTTTTCCTAGTTTGGATAATATCTGACTATCATCTGTTATTTTACCATTGTTGATCTGTTCGACCATTGAATTGAAAACATTTGGGTTAGACGCTGTTTTAAGGTTAAGTGAGTTTGATTTCAATTCTCTTAGTAGATGCTCTTTTTCTGAGGCTTTTAAAGTATCATCTCTAATTATTTCGTTTGCAGATAAAGTTCCGTTTACTGCTTTTGAAATGAAGTCTGTTTTAACTGCTTCGCGTTTTGCATCGGCCTCGTCGTCTTTAAGTTGTTTAGCTCTGTTCTTTTCTATTTCAGCAGCTCGTACTCCCTGAGCAGCTTCATGTCCTAAACTATTTCTCAAATCATCTGATAGATCATTATTCCATGTGCCCACCTCGATCATTTCTTTGGCTTTGTATGGATTTATGTCGATCCAACCTCTAATTTCGTTTTGACGTAGGTCCTGAAGCTCCTGTGCTTTCCATTGCATTTTAGTGGCCGAGTCTAATCTTGTAGAATCAATTAATTTATTCATCGATTCAATTGCGGCCGAAACTGTAGCAGGGTTTTGTCTTACCGCGTTTTTAGATCGGAACTGAATTTCCTGAACATCTAATTTATCTTTCTTAGCTTTAGACTCTACTTCAAACTGCATGGCATCTTGTAATGCTGAAAAGTGAACTCTATTTAAGTCCACATCCAATTTTTGTCTCATGTAATCTGATGAAGCTGAATTTAATAAATCTTGTTTTCTTTTATCTAATTCTTTTTTAGCGGCGTCTGTAAACCCATCGGCACCGGCCGGAGCTTTCATTTTTAACTGTTGCATATAATCGTTAAGATCAAGCTGTTCCTTCATCTTAATTTTTTCAGCTTCGAAGTCCTGTTGCTTTCTCTCATTCTCCGCTTGAAACGCAATTACTTTATCCGCATCTCCGGCCAGCGATTGAAGATTTCTCCCCATCCCGCCACTAATGTCGGTTCCACTAATAAGAGTAGGGTTTACCACTCCTACTCCGGCCGTTTGTTGGTTGTACTCTTTTATTTGTGGCATAGTCCCCTACCTTTATTTATCCGAGTTTAGAATATTCGGCCATCTTAGTTCCTCCTCCAATAAGAGAAGATGCGGCCTGGAAATAGCTAGCTGTTCTTGCGGATTCACCTTGGAACTGAGCTAGCTTGGCCTGGAATTCAGCATTCCTAGCTTCCATTTCCCCTTTATATTTTATGTTATAAGCATCCGTGTTTGCGGCACGAATGCTTTCTTCCATAACGTCCAAAGGGGATCCTTCCATTGTTAATCCTGAGGCCCCGTAATTAGCTCTCATATCTCCAACAGTTTTTCTGGCATTTTTTAATAATTGTTGTTCTTCAGCTTGAGCTTGCGTTCTTATCTGAGCGGCCTTAAGTCTCAATACTCCCGCATTGTAAACTCCCGCTTTGTACGCAGCTTGCCCTTCGTAAATTGCTCCTGCCGCAGAAAGAGCTGAAGATGCGGCTTGTGCGATCATTAGTGGCCCCATAATTATCCCCTGTCCTGTGTTACTAATTGAGGCATTATTGCCAAAATTGTTCCTGGATACGGAAGCTCTTGCCTGAAGCAAATCTGATTGTCGAAATCATAAGTGGCTTCAAAAGTATGAGAAGTAATTCCACTAAACAATGGAGTCGCCTTATCTGCTGCATCCGTAGTCTTTTTAAATATAACGTTATTTAATTTTTCAAAACTAGCACCAATTTGTAAACCATTTATGTTAAGAAGATTCATTCCAAGTCTATGTGTTCTTCTAGTTTTACCCATTGAAGTTCCATCAGTGGATCCTGCTTCAGCTCTGAGTAACTGAAGATCTGAATTATATCCAAAACCAACGTGAACAATTGCGGCCGGAGAGTCCAAAGTAATCCCTCCACTGGATACTGTTTTTCCAGAAACGGCCACGCCATCTGCTACTACCATTACTTCCTGTCCTTCTAAATGCGATAGTCCAGAAACAGTAGTTACTAATTTCCTTGCATATCCTGGATTAGTTCCATCATACGCGTAGGCCGTGTAGTCTGAAGAATTTATGGAATTCCCCTCCAAATCTGTTATCTCGAAAGTATCTGTAGTTTTGTTGGCCACTAGATATACTGTATTATTTAATTCCTCTGTCCCTGGTATGTTATCCAATCTAACTCGGTCCCCGTTGGAATACCCGTGTGCTACAATACCGATAGTCGTTGTTGCCCCCAGAACCACCCCTGTTGTTCCTTCTACGTTTAGTGGATTATCATAAGTTAATCCGCAGTCCACAAAGAAAGCACTTTTGAAGTCTTCTTCGTATGTGTGGTATGAAGTCATATATTCAATGTTAACTACCCAAGTAGTCCCATTCCAACGCTCAACGGCCATCCACAATTCATCTGATAGTCCATCTGCTGAAGGAATAACGGCCACACTTTTAACTTTGGCCTGGCCTTTGGCCTTATCTCCGTATCCACCTAAAACGTGTCGGTGCCATCCCACTTTAATTGTTTCGAATTCTCTTTCATACGCGAATCCAATTAAAGCTCCATCTTCTCTTGCGGCCCAAATAATTTGTTGAGGATCTTTTTGGAGAGCTATCTGAGTTAATCCCTCTCCAGTTATGTGTTCGGATAATAGAGTTAAATCCGCAGAACGGAATCCATCTACATCGTAATAATATCTAAAGTCTCTTACTTTCTTTCCAGTCTTTTGAATGAATAAACTCGAACGTCCAACTTGAACGGCTTGTACTCCGATCGCTCCATAAGACGATCCTTTTTTAGCAACAACATTGGTCGCTGATAAAGCTTCTAAGCTAGATGCTGGCCGTATGGTCCACTCACTAGATGAAGTTCCTACTAACAATCCTTTCTCATCTGAAGTGATCCATTTAACTACGTTTACATCAGAAGAATTCAGCGTAAAGCTTAAAGCATGGGCCGAAGTTACTGTTCCATCTGTAGCGGAAGGTTGGAAATTAGTATAATCTCCAGTTACACTTCCATCTACTCTCTGAGGAAATTTTGTATTTCCACTTAGAAATAATCTGTCTTCGTGAAATGTTGCTGTTCCTGGATAACCATTTACTCCGCACCAAAGTCCTAGTCTCCAAATTGTAACGGCCGTAGTTCCGCCGAATGCGTTTACTACTCTAGCAGTAACTACTGTTGAAGAAGTTACTCCAGTTACAATTGCATATCCCCATGTAGAGGAATGCTTTATTCTGATACATCGGCCAATCTCATTCGCACCACTCAAAGTAGTATCAAACGTGGCCACGGATGCTGTTATATTTATATTCCCTGTAGTAGCACTTGGAGTTAGTGTGGTGGCCCCTACGTTTTGGGCCATGTATGGCCCGTCCGAATCTGGAAAATCAGTTAGTGTCCAACTTGTATGTGCAGTTCTAGTTAACATTTTTGGTTTGTATCGTGGATGAAAAATATAAAGTACGTCAGCACTTTGAACAAACTGAAGATCCATTACATCGCCAAAATAATAATCGGATGCTACTTCGTAGGGAACTCCAGGAGAAGTTTCTACGGGTCCGTTGTTTCTAAAGAATCTAATATATTGATCCCCAAACTCCAACATATATGCCTGGACGTTTGAGAATTGGAATGCTTGTAATCTTACAGTTCTAAAAGCACCGCTGTTTTTACCATTGGCCACATAATAAGTTCCAGGGCGTCTTGTGACTGGCCCCTGAACTAATGGAATGTAATTAAAACATTTTGCAAGTCCCGTTGGGTATAGATCTGAATCTATTCTTGCGAGAGTCAGTGGACTGAATTCTCCACCGATAAAATTATTTTGGATAGGAGAGGCTTTCATCTAAATAGCTCCTTAGTGCCAATAAGATGAGGTTAATTCCTAATAGTTAACCACTCATCCTCTGGCGGCTGCATTGGTGGCCTTTCAAAAGCGTTGGCCCTTTTTGCTTTAATCATTGCATTTTTATAATCTTCTCTAATTGATTCTTTTTTGCTGTTTGATTGAGTTAATGTTTCACATAACTCTAAGGCAATCATACAAGCAAGCATCTCTACAAATAATGGGTCCATCAAACCCACATCGGTAATTCTAGCAGTATATCTAATATTAAGAGGGCCACTTTCATCTGTTGCGATTTTGCGGCCCTCGATAATCCTATCTTCCGAATTTAGGTTAACATCACTCTCTATTAATTTTAAAAAATCGGACGGAAGAGTGAAGTAGTTGGCCTTGCCGAAAGAAGGCTTTACTGAATCTGCTGCTAGTTGTGCCCGTTTAGTGGCGAAGCTCCACGGATGAGAACGCAATTCCGCATCTCTCAAAATTTCAAAAACGCCGCTGCAAGCACGGCCTTCGTGTGAATCTTCGGATAGACTCGTTATTCTTGATGCCCCTAATTTATCCATTGCTCTATTGGCGATTAATGTTTCAGAGGCCATTCATAACTCCTATTGAGGGATACCAACTAGGTATGCGTAAACTGCTGAAGACGTTGTAATAACGACTCGGATCTGTCCTTGCGGAAGCTCAATTGCAGTTCCATTATTTGCGGATAAAGTAGAACTCGGAACATCAATCCAAGTGCCATTTGGCGTTTGAAATTGAAGCTTAATGTTTCCACCACTCCAAGTTGCTTCGGCCATAAGATAATATCTTCCGCCTTTGCATTCCTTAGATGCTCCATTCCCTGCACCCGCGTTTTCACAAAGATCAATACGTCCATTGTTAATTGACATAAATCACTCCAATTAGGCCGGTGGCCAGTTATACTTTAAAATGTGGTTTTCTAATTTTTCTAAAGCCAAAAGAACATCTTCTCTAGTTAGGTTTTTAGCTAGATCGATTTTAAGTTCAATGTCTTTAGTCGGTGAAGAGTTTTGTTCTACAATATCAAACTCATTCTGGCCTCTGTTAATTCCGTAGTATTCTGATGCCATACTGACTCCTAAACTAAAAGAGGGGCCGAAGCCCCTCGGTTATTATTTAACAAATCTACCAACTAACTTAACAGATCCGCCCGCAGAGAAAGCTTCAGTAGTCGTTAAAACTACATCGTATTCTTTGCAAGGATCTGATGATAAGCCAAGAGCTTGCCATAACATTTTCTCAGAGTTAGCAAGAGAGAAAACTCCTGATTCGTGAGTAATGTCAGATCCGTTAAGAGCTGCTGTTTTCATATCAATAGCTGAAGCGAAGAAATCCGCGTCTACTACTAAACCACCATTAGAAGTTGTATCGTAAAGACCAACGTCCGCTAAACCTGTTGTCCCCATATCTGGAGAGTAGATTAAAAGCTGAGACATTCTTGCGTTTGATGGGATTGAAAAGAATCTGTATGTAGATCCTAAATCTCCCGTACCACAAGCAACAACTCCAATTGCTTCTCGTAATTCGCCTTTGTATGCTGGCCCCATTTTTACTTGTGGAGTAGCATCTCTATTTGCTATCGCTGCCGATAATATATTTTCTGTAGCCATTGTTTCCTCCTGGAAATATTAATTAATAATTTAAAACTCTAAAAACAGTAAAAGGCCAACCGAAGTTGGCCATTAATTAAGCGATTGAACAAGCGATTTGAACTACTTTATTTTCATCCAATCTTGTCGCTCCCGCAGTCATAGTAACGTATGCTTGCCAAGGTAAACCTTGTAAGTCTTTTCTTTGAGAAATATCAGGTTTAATATCTTCCCAAATACCTAAGTGTAGGCCTGACTTACAGTAAAGTGGTAAACCAACAACGTTAGACGCGATAACGTTCGCTTGAGATAATTCTGTGTGAATGAAATTGATCCCTAAGAATCTATCGATTTTACCTTCTTTTAATACAAGAGCGTCCCCGCCATTGAATTCGCTAGAAATGATTTGCACTTCAGCTAAAAGGTTATCGTGTTGGTCAGCACCAACTGGAAGGAAAAGAGGATCCATATCAAGATCTACGTTTGCCTTCATTAAAATTTTCTTAGCAGCTCTTAACTTAGCAACAGTTAAACCAACGTTTGCCGAAGCACCAAAGTTAACTGCGATTTTTTGAGCAGCAGGAAGTGTAACGGAAGTTCCACCTTGTTCACCTGTTTTAGAAGTACCAACTGCCGCAGCTAAAATTAGCTTGTCGTACTTTCTTCCCGCAGCATATACCGCGTTTTCTACATACTTCGAATTAGGATCAGTTAATAATCTTAATTTATCGAAGGTATCAATTAATTGTGGAAGATCGAAATCGCCAGGGAATACCCAACGTCTATCTACTGGAGCGTCTACACGGCCCATAGGAGCGAAGCGATTAACCACTTCTTGCATTTCAATTGATCCAACTTGGTCAACTGGAGATGCTTGTTTACCTACATAAGTATCAGATGTAACTGTACCTTTTAGGCGTGAACCTTTTTGTTGAAGTAAAAGTTCAATGTTAGTCGCGAATTGCATTACATAATGTGATGGTAAATTTAATGACATAAAGTCCTCCTGAAAATAATTAAAAGTTTTTAGTTAGTTTCGATTAGACTTGTCCGAGTGGTCGGGGCCATATCTTGCCTGGAATCGTCAAGGCCATGACGGGAAGTCTCTCCTTCCTGTCCACCGGCCAAAGCTTAAACTGAGTTTAATTTTTGGTTCCCGATATTTTTTATATTATTTATTGACTTTTGATTTGTGTCAATATCGGGCATTAAAAAAGCTGCAGGCCTTTTCGTTTATCGAAAAAATACTCGAGACTCAAAAAAGAAAGGCCACTTCATGTGGCCTTCCAGTTTAGATCTCCGTTAATTTAGGATCCTGTGGAGAAATATTTGGGTGCGGGAAAAGGAATCGAACCTTTGACTTTTGCCTGCTGAAAG